TGATCACAATCTGATCCACAGAGTCAAATTTTTCCACAGTGACCATGGGCTGATCTGCCTGATCCAGTTGTTCTGGGATCAATTGCAGTTCCCTCAACTGATATTTTTCCATGAATGTTTCTCTGATGAAGTTGGCTTCTTCGTAGGAAATTTTGATATCCAATCCCACACGCACATACATCCGTGGTGCCAGTATGCTGTCAGCGTCAGATAATAACTGTGATATTTTTACATTTCTATACTTGGGCATGTTGGGATAGTTGATGTATTTGGGCGCACCACCATATTCCAACACCATCATGCCACGATCGTCATCTCCAGCATCGGCATAGTTGTGTGGAAATGCGTTGCCGATGTAGTGTATGTTGTTTCTGATCTGTCTCTTGTGGAAGTGTCCTGTGAACACATACTCTTGATTCACAAAGTGTTCTGCTTTGATAGTGCCCACATCTGGCATGTCCACCATGGCATTCATTTTAAAATAAGGCAATTCAAAATGTCCAAAAATATATCTCTGTTTTAGATCCTGTATCTTCCTCCACTCGTCATGCACGATCCATGGCACAATGGCCACATCATCGGTCAGCATCCACTCATTCACGATCTCAATGTTGGGAATGTTCCTGCAGTATTCCATGCTGTTGATTTCTCTCTTGTCTCTGTAGAATAGATCGTGATTGCCCATGATCACATAAACTTTTTCAAATGCTCGACCCAGTCTTTCCATGTTGCTGACAGTGTAGTTCATGGTGCTGACGTTGGTAGCACTTCTGTGATGATGCCAATCTCCCAGGAATATACAAGTTTCACAACCATGTGCTTTGGCCTGCTCAATGAACCAATGACAGAACGATTCCCCATCATCGTTGTGGACTCGGCTGTTGCCTTTCAATCCAAAATGTATGTCAGTGAAACAAGCAGCCTTTTTAAAAAATGCCATGATTATATACTATTTGGTTTTGTCGTCATCTTCAAGTGACAATTTGCCAGCTTCTTTGTATTGTCGATTTAATTCTTTAATCGCCGTCTTGCTGTAGACCTTTACCTCACCATGTAATTCCTTTTGCCTTTTCTTTGCTGCCACTGTTTCGCTTTCGTTTTTGGCCTGCCTGGTATAACTAGGCATCATCTCATTCATTTCTAATATGTCGTCACGGATGTTTTGGTTTTTCTTTTCGATGTTGAGTATCCTTGTGAATGAGTTTGTGATGGCCGCGGTGTAGTAGGCGAAGGGGTTTTCAGATTTTGACTCATCAAACTGCAGGCCGATTTGGCTTAATTGTACCAATGCCTGTGAACGCATCTCATCCACATAGGTATAGCCCCGCCAATTGCTACGCTGGCTGTATCTCTCTCCCAGCTTGAGAAACATGTTTGCCAGCGTGGGAGTGATCCTGCCGTGGTCATTGCTGAAGTGTCCGTTGCTCATGCCCCCCACCCAATGGCTTTTGCCCACGCATACGATTTGACCTTTTTCGTTTATTCTATAATGTTGGAAGGGCGGAAAATTTACCTTGGTGTGATGGTCGGCCCTTGTCTTGGGATTCTTTTTCCTCACGCTGTCTGTGGTGATGTGATCAAAGGTCATCACTCGAAACACCAAATCTGTTTTTTTAATCTTCCTAGGCGACACTTCGTAATCACTCATCTTAATTCTCTTGTTGCCTGTTTTCTTAGCCAACTCCCATGCATGAGCAGTGAGTCTTTTGGCATGTATCTTCCTTGCCTTCGCTATGTTTGCATCGTTAATTTTTTTGATATCACTGACAATCATGTCGTATTGACTGTCCTCGGGGTTCACATAGGAAGAGTAGCTATTCTTGCTCTTGTGTATCTCAGATAGTAAGTCACGATTGTTTAAATAATTTACTCTTTTCATTTCTTAAATCCTTTAGTTTTTGAACTTGTTTGGGTGTTTTTTGCTATAAAGTGCGCCTAAAATGATGCCTATAAATACAATTATTATTATAATGGATTTTTTATGAGTTTACAACCTGATATTGAAGGACAGAGCTCGGGAACTAGTATAGGCAAGGTCCTTGGCAACGTGGGCGGAAACATTTTTAATCGCACATTAGGTCGGCTGTTTGGCAATGGTTTAAACAAGGGAGCAGAAGCCAGTGCTAAATTGCGCGGGTCAGCGCAATGGACCGTGCGCAGTGGAAAACAAGATTTTAGGGTCAAAGTGGTTTTACCTACAGACAGTCAACTGCAGAGTATATTTTTCGAATCGGGTAGAGATATCAACGATGGCGGAGTGCTTAGAAATAATGTGCTGGCTCCTCTTGCGAGCACAGGCGGAGTTACATTTCCGATCACACCCTCGATCATCATCAACCACTCAGCATCTTACAATGCACTCAATCTTACACACAGCAATTATCCGGCCTATGCCTATTCGCACAGCGAAGTACCAAGCTTCACAGTGGTCGGTGAATTTCCTGTGCAAAATCAAGAAGATGCACGCTACTGGATTGCAATGTTGCATTTTTTCAGAGCGGTGACCAAAATGTTTTTTGGAGGAGAAGATGACGGACTCAAGGGCAATCCACCTCCCATATTAAGTCTTTCTGGGTACGGCACATATGTTTTTAACAAAGTGCCCGTGTTGGTCACAAACTTCACAATTGATTTGCGAGCGGATGTTGATTACATCTGTACGGTGCAAGGCAGCCAACAGAAGAGCCAATCATTTGTAGGACCAGAACTATTGTTGACCGATAAAAATACTTCATGGGCTCCAACAATGAGCCAAGTCACATTACAATTGCAGCCGATCTATTCAAGAGAGTCAGTAAAAAATTTCAGCATGAAAAAATTTATCAACGGTGATCTTACTGATCAGAACGGAATAGGATACATTTAATGGCCAAATATAGTAATACCTCGCCGTACTTTAACACCACACAAAATAAAATCAGTTTGGATTTCCTATTGCCTCGCACAATAACGGCAGAGCGTGATGATGTAACATACACGATTACGAGGACATATGCCTACAGACCAGACTTGTTGGCCTTTGACTTGTACGGTACTCCGAGATTATGGTGGGTGTTCGCTCAGAGAAATCCAGACGCAATTGAAGATCCCATCTATGACTTTGCTCCGGGAAGGACCATCCAGTTGCCTAAATTGAGCAATCTTAAAAACGATCTCGGCATATAAAAAATGGCCACAATAGACTTAAATGCATTGTACAATGACCTGCAAGGATCAGCCAAGGCCTCTTTCACTGGAAAGACAATAAATTTAAATCCTCGCAAGGAAGACACCGCCGAAACAAATAGATTGCACAGTTATGCCAGCTACAACTACGTATGGACATTGTCTGCTTTGTCTCAGGACGAGTTGAGAAAGCCCGAAAAAATAAAAAGAGAAGCGCCACATGATATTATTGCTAAAAGTTCTGGCATAGGTCCAGAGGGAAAATTTTCAGCATTCAACAGCGAAGGCACACAGCAAGGACCAAAAGATACAGTAGATAATCAGGACAACGGCACCATATTTGATGACTTCAAGGCCAAAGAATCCTACATCAAATCAAGATCAAAGGCCGATCAGACGCTGAGGAGATCACATGATATATACTTTGAAAAAGTTCTGATCACCGCGGTGCACAGGCCCAATGAGCAGAGGAAGATGATGAATTTCACTAAGATAGAAATGATCATGCACGAGCCATATGGGGTGACTCTATTTGAAAAACTAAAGGCCGCCGCGTTCAATAATAAATTTTTGGATCATATAGATGCGCCCTATCTACTAACCCTGGAGTTTAGGGGGTATGACAACATAGGCAATCCCTTGAAGACAATCACTGCAAGGAAATTGCCAATAAAGATAACCAATGCTGAGATGGAAATCAACGCAGGTGGATGTATCTACACCATCACGGCTGTGCCGTGGACGGAATTTGCCATGACAGATAGGTATTTGTACATCAGGGGATCGGGCAATATTTTTGGCAACACCGAGAGGTCTGGCACTCTGCCCGAAGCAATGAAAAAATTGGCAGACGTGTTGAACAAGCAACAGACGATCGAGGTAGAGAAGCAGGTGAGAGACTTGCCAGACGAGTATGAGATAAAAATTCAGGACTCAATACCCACATCAAACAGCAAGTCGTGGAATTTCAACCTTTCGAATCTGACCGGTACGAAATTCCCAGTCAGTGTGAGGCCCAACGAAAGCATAGCCAAAGTTATCTCTGATTGCGTTCAAAAAGCGGATGGCTTTAGAAACGTGGCCGATGTAGTGAAAAAATATTGGGTAGAAACGGGTGAACAACAGGAATCCAAATATAAAGCACAGGAAGCAATGACAGGCACACCCAGTGCCGAGCCCTACGTGCCGTGGTTCAAGATAGTAACCAACGTGGAGACAAAAACCGAAACAATAGATCAGAGAACAGGAATGTATCCAAAAAAAATTACGTTCACAGTGATACCATATGCAGTGCATGTGATGAACTTTACGTTGCCGGGCCTAAGCGCTTCGCCATTGTGGGGCAAGACTGTGAAAAAGAGATACAATTACATATACACCGGCAAAAATGACGACATACTGGATCTCAAGATCAATTACAAATTTGGTTTTTTCCAGGCAGCACTAGTGGATGGAACCGGAGCCGACGGCAGCAAAACCGGTGACATAAAGGATCTTTCTTTCCAAGACCTTTATACAAGATATGGCTCATTGGTCAAGGACCAGCCCGAGCCCCTATTACCACTTCGTAGATATCCTTCTTACACCAAGTCCGCGGATGCCTCTTCCGGCAAAAGCGCCAGCACCACCCAGGTGGATGAATTTTATGAATATCTCACTGCCCCGATGGGAGACATGGTAAATGTGCAGATGACCATACTGGGAGATCCTGCGTTCATAGGGCAGGATCACGCTCTGCCTTACCAATCTGGTGGCAGCGCCGTAAAAATAGGTGAAGCAGCAGAAAAAACCTTAAATAAATTTACAAGCACCACGTCATCATTTAACGGAAATCCTTGGGACGATGAGCTGGGCTGTTTTAATTTTGACCAGGCAGAGCCTTTCGTCACACTGGATTTTAGATTTCCCACAGACATAAATGAAAAACAAGGGGTGATGGATTTTGCAAATTTAGAAAACATAGTTTTCAGTGGGCTATATAAAGTAGTGCAGGTAGAGAGCGTGTTTGATTCCGGAAAATTCACACAGGTGTTAGATTTGGTGAGATTCAACAATCAAGGAAAACAAATGACGGCAGTGACCACAATACAAGAACAAGAACGCCGAAAAAAAGCGTCAGACGCAAAAGAAAATGCAAAACAAATTAAAAAAAGCCTGGAGGGGATATATGACGGGGGATATAGTCCTTAATCTATGACAGATCTATCAACACCCAATAAACAGTTTCGTAATACTCAATACACAGAGCTTGATCCGGGCCCTTACATAGGCATTGTCAAGGACAATGTTGATCCAACCTACATGGGAGGATTGAAAGTGGTCATCCCTAGCTTGGCCAATACTGATCAAGTGCCGTCTGACATGCTGTATGACGTGAAATATCTCATGCCTTTTTATGGCGCCAAGAGTGCAGACGCCACGACCAAGACCAGTCCCTATGATTTTGATGACAGCCCGCACAGCTACGGAATGTGGATGGTACCACCGGACATAGACACTAGGGTATTGGTTACATTCGTGGAAGGCAAGGTGTCGGAGGGATTTTGGTTTGGTTGCGTGCAAGAGCCCTACACCAACCATATGATACCGGGAATCGCCGCCAGCCCTCACACTGCACTAGGCGCAGAGGGATTGTCTGACGATTCTGGTGAAACAGTGGAAACTAATTATGGTACCAAAGAAGTTCCAGTCTCTGAGGTCAATAGAACCACATGGACTGCGGCCAGCAACGTGGGGGGACTTGACAAACTAAAAAAACCCATACATCCTTTCGCTAACACATTAAAGAAACAAGGATTAATAAAAGATACCATCAGAGGCACAACAACCAGTTCTGCTAGGAGAGAAAGTCCCAGCGCAGTATTTGGTATCAGCACCCCGGGAAGAATAGACAGGAAAAGCAAAAAGAAATTTAAATTAGGACCAACTGATACTGCCAAAGAAACACAGGTAGTGAGAGATGCGGGCCACACATTTGTAATGGACGATGGTGACGCCAGAGGCAACAACAGATTAGTAAGATTGAGAACCAGCAGCGGACATCAACTGCTGATGCATGACACCAAGGGTTGCATATACCTAGGCAACGCATCGGGCAATGTGTGGATGGAATTCAGTTCCAACGGAGCCATCGACATCTATTCAGGACACACCATAGCATTGCGAGCCGTGGGCGACATAGATCTGCACAGCGACAACAACATCAACATGTTCGCCAAGGGTCAGATCAAGATGAGTGCAATACAGAAATTAGTATTGGATGGAGGGATGATACAAACGTACTCCGACACAGACACACAGATACAATCAGGCGGATCGTTCACAAACAAGGCAATAGGAGGATCGATAATATCGTTTGCAGGAATGTCGCAACTGCACATGGCGACCACACAACATCACCTTACTGGTGAACAGGTGCATTTTAACAGCACCTTTACTAATCCAAACATGATAACCACGTATGAGAGGACGGGTTTCTGGGATCTCAGCGGTACAGGAACGTTGAGAGAAGACAAACCAGAAGTGGATGTGACGCAGAAAGCATTCAATGCGCCATTGAAGTGGACTCCTACAGGCAACGTGTCCATGTCTGGACAGAGAGTTCCAACACACGAACCATATCCCGGACACTGGGATGACATTGTGACTTTTGCGGGCACAGAAGATGACACAGACTGCAACGTGCCTGGCACGGTGGGACACCTAGCACAAATGAACAGAGACAGTGACAATGCAACCTGCAGGATCGGACAGTTTGGAGCAGATTTGGCAGTGCATATGAAAAAATTGGATCTTCCTGTGACTGACGTGAAAGCCCTATCAAGGGCCGCGGAAGATTATGCCAAAACTTATCTAGAGAGATTCCCTGCGACTTTGCAAGGTCCGTTCAACATATCTGTGTTATCGGAGGGAGTCAGTTCCACGATACAGCAGACAATCACATCTGTCACGGGAGGTGCCGCGAACTTGTTGAAAGATCAAATATTTGTCAACCAGGGAGGTGTACTGTTCACTGCAGGCAACCTAGGACAGGCAGTGTCAGGCACTGTGTCATCGGTGTTGAATGATCTTTCTCAGGCCAAGGGTGTGTTCAATACTGCAGGAAACATACTCGGTGGAGTTCAAAGTGGATTGGGCAATTTACAAAATCTAGCTGGCCAAGGATTGACCACCCAAGGATTGCAGGGACTACAAGGATTAGCTAACAATGCCATCGGTGGAATTGCTAACCGGGCGCTTGCTCCGGTGACCAGTGCTCTGGGCAAAATAAATAATGTTGCAGGGCAAGTGAATGTAGTGAATGACATTTATAAATCTGTCATGGGCACGAGCATCACGTCAGTAACTCAGGTCAGGAGCGTTGTGGGCATGATAGGTAATCAGATAGGTTCCACAATAGCCACGGTGGGCAGAAGCATAGGAAAGATATTTGGATTTTAAAATATGAGCGAAAAGGACAACAGTGCTTTTATAGCGGATGGGCAGCAAACATTTAGAGGTTTCAGCTCGAGGTCCGACAGAACCAATTTCAAATTGTATGATTTTGAACTTATAAAGCAAGATCTCATAAACAGATTGAGTGTGAGAAAGGGAGAACGAGTTGAAAATCCCGAGTTTGGCACAATTATCTACGATGTGCTGTTCGAACCATTGACAGAAGCAACTAAACAAGCAGTTGCAGATGACATTGCACAAAATTTAAACGCTGATCCTAGATTGAGCGCACAGGAGATACTAGTGAGTGAATCCGAGCATGGAATATCGGTGCAGGCCACTATTACGTACATACCATACAATATAACGGAAAAACTTACCTTTAGTTTCGACGAAAACGCAGCTTTGCGCCTTTCTTAATCTACGCATATAATATAATCAATAAATATCCATAGTTTAAACTATGGCCACCACTGACAGACAAAATCGATTGCTTGTAGCCGAAGATTGGCGCAAAATTTACACTGCTTTCCAACAGGCAGATTTCAAATCTTACGATTTTGAAACACTGAGAAGAAGCATGGTGTCCTACCTCAGAGAAAATTATCCAGATGATTTTAATGATTTCGTTGAGAGTTCTGAGTATGTGGCACTGATTGATCTCATAGCGTATATCGCGCAGAGTTTAAGTTTCAGAGTGGATCTAAATGCCAGGGAAAATTTCCTTGAAACAGCGGAGAGAAGAAACAGTATTTTAAGATTGGCAAGATTAATAAATTATAATCCTAAGAGAAATTTATCTGCCACCGGACTGTTAAAGATCACAGCGATATCTACCACCGAGGACGTCAGAGACAGCAGCGGCAATAGTTTGATAAATTCCTCTATTGTTTGGAATGATCCCAGCAACACCAATTATCGAGAACAATTTATTACTGTTCTTAACGCTGCCAATGTAGATGGACAGAAATTCGGCAAGCCAAAAGAAAACAATAGTATTGGCGGAACACCCACAGAAGTTTATACTTTGAATTCCAACAACGCGGATGTGCCAGTATTTGTGTATAATAGATCAGTGAGTGGAATTACTAGACAATTTGAGATAGTGCCGTCGTCCATATCTAATTCTGAATCGGTATATGAGCAAGATCCTATTCCTGGAACAGGCTTCACATACATGTATAGAATAGATGGAGCAGGTGACACCAGCCCCAACACAGGATTTTTTGTCTTGTTCAAGCAGGGATCTTTAGGCAGCACAGAATTTTCAATCAGTTCGCCCACGACAAATTATGTTCAGCCTATTGCAATCAATAATATCAACAACACGGACGTATGGCTATACAAACTTGATGACTTTGGACAGATAGAAAAATTATGGACCAAAGTGCCAGACCTATCTGGCAGCAATGTGATATACAACAGTTTGTCATCTGATGTGAGAGATATCTACAACGTGTCAACCAAGAACAATGACGCAATTGATTTAGTATTTGGTGACGGTAATTTTTCTAATATCCCTTTGGGAACTTTCAGGTTGTATTATAGGACCAGCGATAACGCAAAATATGCGATACAGTCAGCAGACATGCAGGGTATAAGTTTTGTGGTGCCTTATCTAGACCAAGCCGGGGGAGAACAATCGCTTACTATTACCTGTGCTTTACAGCAATCAATTTACAATGCGGCAGCAGCAGAATCCAATGCCAGCATCAAGACCAAAGCGCCGCAGGTATATTACTCACAAAACAGGATGATAACCGCAGAAGATTACAACGTGGTTCCATTGTCGGCATCGCAAGAAATTATAAAAATTAAAGCAAGCAACAGGACCGCAAGCGGAGTAAGTAGATCGAGAGAGATTATTGATCCAACAGGGGCTTACAGCAATGTCACTGTGTTTGCGGATGATGGAATTTTGTATAGGGAAGAACAAACGCCACAATTTACTTTTTCATTCACAAACCGAAATGAGATATTAGACGTTATCGATAGATCTATAGAAGGGAAGTGTAAAGAAGCATATTCAAGGCAATTTTTTTATTACAAGTACGGAACTAAAGATTTAAGTGCTTTAACAGCTTCTTGGGTAAGCACAACAGTGGGAGTCAACACAAACACAGGTTATTTCAATGCGTCCGGTCCACTCACTTTGGGAGATTACGCCACAAGCAATTTAAAATATGCCAAAGTGGGGTCCATGATTAAATTTACGTCTCCGGATAATCGTGAATTTTTAAACGGAAAATTAGTGTCAGCGGGAAGCGACTTGGCAGAAGATCGTTCTTGGGCAAAAATAACAGGAGTGGTATTAGATGGCGCCAATCAGGGAGAGGGTAATTTAGAAAATGGTTTAGGTCCAGTAACACTCAACGACATAATTCCTAGCACATCAAAGGCACATGCTGTGATTCCTCCATTCGCAACCACATTTGACGTTGAACTGAAAAAAGATATCATAGATAGAATGGAAGCATACGAAGAATTTGGATTGAGATTTGACGAGGAGGATTCAGTATGGCGTATTGTTACAGGAGCCAATCTAAGCAGCAGTGCTATTTTCGCATTGGATGATGCTGGTGATATCACACAAAACAATCTTGATGCTAGTTGGTGGTTTAGATTTACTACAGATGGAGCCATATACACAGTAACCTATAGGGCATTACATTATATTTTTGAAAGTAAGAAGGATAATAAGTTCTATTTCGACAAAACTGATAGAGTTTATGATTACATATCAGGAAAAACCGTGAAAGACACAGTCAAAATATTAAAATCTAACACCGTACCTAGCACAGGGCTAGGAATAGGATATCCTATCGATTGGCAAATTGTTGACACTGTTGAAGAATCAGATGGATATCAGGATAACAGAAAAGTCAAAGTTGGTTTTTTCGATGACGACGACGACGGGGTGGTAGACAATCCAGATATTTTTGATATAGTCGTGGAACCTAACACAAACGTAAGCACAAAATTTGTTTTTTTCGAAAAATATATAGGTTACAACTCTATTGAAAGATACAGGCCATATCCAGCAAGCAATTTTATTGTTACTGAGAATGAAGCCTCTATATCACTTCCAGGGTCCTACACAGACGGACAGCTATTTTATTTTTATGGTGTGACTGAGGACGTGATAAAAAAATTTGATGCTGCATCTATTACATTAAAGGACACAACGAATTATATTGCTAGAAAAGGCAGAAGCGATTTAGAATTTTTATACAAGCACACTGCCAGTCAAAATACTAGAATAGATCCGGCACAAACTAATATAATGGACATATATCTTTTGGAGAGGACCTATGATCAATTATTTAGAACTTGGTTGTCTCGAGGAGGAGAAAAACCAAATGCGTCCACTTCAGATCAATTGAGAATAAGTTACGCTGCTTCCTTAAATCCTATAAAAGCACTGTCTGATCAGATAGTATTCCATCCTGTGAAATATAAAGTATTGTTTGGTATGCAAGCAGATGAGCAATTCCAAGCTTCATTCAAAGTAGTGAAAAACGCATCAACGAATGTGACGAATGCTGTAATTAAAACCAGAGTGATTCAAGCAATAAATGAATTTTTTGCTTTAGATAATTTTGATTTTGGTGATACGTTCTATTTCACGGAACTTGCGGCTTACATACACACGCAACTTGCTCCAGATTTACTTACAGTGGTCATGGTGCCCAATCAAGCAGGACAAGGGTTTGGTTCACTGTTTCAAATCAGTGGAGCAGCAGATGAAATATTTGTAAATGGTGCAACAGTTGATGATGTGATTATCATAGATGCCATTGGAGCGAATCAATTAATGGCCAGCGGCAATGTGGTGACAACCACTACGGGATTGACGACAAATCAAAGATCAACTTCTGCAGTATCATCTGTGACAAATAGCACATCGGGGTATGGATCTAGTTCTGGATCTGGCGGCAGCGGAACAGGATACTAACAATGGTGGACAGACCCCTAGATAGTCAATCAAATTATGAGGTGGTCACTAGTAAAAACGGTGACACACTTAGGAGATCAGTTGAGCATCTACCTAGTTTCTATAGAACAGATACGAATGAGAGATTTTTAAGTTCCACGCTGGATCAACTAATCCAGCCAGGAAAATTACTAAGATTAGATGGCTATATTGGCAGACGAGATTCTTACACAAGATTGACTACAGATAAATTTATTGAATCTGGAATCATAGATAGAGATAGCTATCAGTTAGAGCCAACTGTGACCTACACGGACAAGGACACTTCTTCAATCAACCCCGAGGATCAGGTCAAGTTTAGCGCTACTTACGATGATTATATCAATCAAATAAAATTCTTTGGTGGAGACGTAACAAACCATGATAGGCTCAATAATGAAAAAATTTATTCCTGGGATCCAGCAATTGATTTTGACAAGTTAATAAATTACAGAGAATATTATTGGCTGCCGGAAGGTCCGAACCCAATTTTAATAGGAAATAATGGACCAAACACAGTATCGGAGATAAAGGTTACGCACACCGGTCAGGGTGCATATAATTTTTCAATCTATCCAGGATTAGATAATCCGTCTATCACTCTTTCTAGAGGCAATACTTACAAGTTCATTTTAGACTTGTCGGGGCATCCTTTTTACATAATGACAGAGCCATTTAAAACTGGAGTGGCAGCAGATGGAAGCACATCCGTAATATACAATACAGGTGTAACAGGAAATGGTACAGAAAAAGGTACACTTGTTTTTACGGTGCCAACTAATGCGCCGGATGTGCTCTACTACCAATGTGGAAATCATCAGGCCATGCAGGGCATATTCACAATCAGGACCATAAGTGAAGCAACTAGAATAGACGTTGCACATGAAATTGTGGGCACAAAAAACTATACAATGAAAACAGGAAACAAATTATCGAATGGCATGAAGGTTAGGTTCGAGGACAATGTTTCTAGTTCCACTTATTCTAATAAAGAATTTTATGTTGAGGGGGTAGGATCGTCGATAACATTAACAGACACAGCAAACTTGATCGTGACGGGATCATACACTGAAGAATCTACAGAACCATATGATGGCGTACCCTATGCAGATAGACCATATTCGATCAGTTTTTATAGACCGGCAACACCCGATTACATCACCATCAAAAGAGATAGCATCGATGGCAATGCATGGAGCAGATACAATCGATGGTTCCACAAGGAAGTTATAGAGTCCACCGCTGTCGCTAATGGTTACACACCAGTTTTATTAGAAACAGACCGAGCTAAAAGACCCATAATAGAATTTGATGCTGGATTATCTTTATTCAATCACGGAACCGCTGCTAAAAAATCAGTGACTTTAGTTGATACAGTAACCAAAGACGTTTTTTCAAGAATGGTCAACCAAGCAGGATATATTGTGGACGGGGTGCCTCTAAAGAATGATATGCGATTGTTAGTAACGGCAGACACCGATCCATTAGTGAATAATAGAATATATCTAGTGAATTTTGTGCTGGTTCAGGGCACACAAGTTACTACATTAAAGCTAGTAGAAGACGCGGATGCCTTGCCGGCAGACGGAGACGCGGTGTCTATAGAAATGGGAGCGATAAATCAATCAAAAACTTTTTATTACAGCACCAGCCAAAGGCAATGGATAGAAGGACAGTCTAAAACAGATATCAATCAGCCACCTCTATTTTCTCTATTTGATGAAGAACACAAAGCATTCAATGATGTTGACAAGTATCCTAATTCTACATTCGCAGGAGCTAAAATATTCTCATATAAAACTAGTTCAATGGCTCCAACTGACCCACTATTGGGCTTACAGATCAAATACAACACCATAAAAAATCTAGGTGATGTTGTGTTTACCTCGGATTATGGCACAGCCAGTTTTGAATATAATTTAAGCAACACGACCTACGTGAAAAATTTCAACACCGGTCACGCACATCAAATTCTTTCTAGAGACAATCATGTCAGCAGATATGGATGGATTGAAAGGAAAGAAGAGAGTAGACAGAGAGTAATACGACTATTCGCAGTGACCAAAGACGAATTAAAATTATTTCCTGTAGATGTTTTTGAGAACAGCTTATCTTTATCTGATCTATCCATCACGGTGGATGTGAACAACGTCACCCAGAATTTAGGTAAAGATTACACTGTGGTCAACGGATTGACAAACAAATATGTAAAATTTGTAAAAGATTTAAAAGTAAATGATCTAGTAAAGATGATGTGCTACAGTGCAGCCAAGAAAATACCTGGCAAAGGCATATATGAAATACCTGAAAATTTATCTGTGAATCCATTCAACGCACAATTGTCAGATTTCACTTATGGACAGATATTGAATCATCTACGCAACATAAACG